GCCGCAAAAATTCGTTCGTCTTGGCACATCACCGAAACCGCAGCCACCTTCATCCCCATATCGTACAAGGTCTTAGCGTTCTTTAAGCGCTCACAGTTAAAATCCCGGACAGTCTTACCAGCACTGATACCCAGGATTTGTGTTTGTACTGCACCCGAAACTCCTACCGTACAACTGTCAGAATTTGTTGAGTTGATTGTAGGTGAGATGGCGGAAGGTGGAGGGGATGTAAGTTTGGTATCACTCGTAATTGTTTGAGTGCCAGAACTTTCCCCCTTTGTACAAATGTACCCGGTTGGACATGTAGGTTCTTCCTGACCTTCTGCCCACGCTATGTTCCCTACAGCGCCTGCTAAGAATGCAAGAATTGTGCAGAGTATTATAGTATTGATTAATTTCATAGTAAGTCTCATTGTTTAGTTAATATCATTCTTGTCTATTTATATAAAAAAAGAGCACCGAAATGCTCTTTTTTCACAACAAAAATGTTTTGTTTATTAAAAACTAAAGGCAACACCAATTGTAATATCTTGGTATTTGAAATTTTTGTCAGCACTGATTTTGCTGAATACATCTAAATTAGAGGAAAGGCCATAAGTAGCCTTTGTAGAAACACCAGTAAAGTTATAATCCATACCTGTGTCCAATGTCATGTGAGCACGTGGAGCAATAGTAAGTCCCATGATGCCCAATGTAGGTCCAACTTCTGTAGTGAACAGTTTGCTTTCAACAGAATATTCGACTTCGCCGTCAATTGAAAGTGGTTTTTGGGCAGCATCTTCAGCAAATGCGCCTGTGGCTGTGAGTGCAACTGCACCCGCGATTAGAGCAGATTTCATTTGTTTTCTTTCTATTTGGAAATTGCATAATTTAAGTGCCACTTTTCTGTTGCTAGGTAAGTGGCCAACCCCCTTTGATTATGCCGCTAAGGCAAATCCAGAAGGAGCAAAGTTATCGTTTGCATTTAAGTTTTGTAAACTGGACAGCATGTCGAATCCTATATCGGCCCCATCAAAACTACACTACGGTTGCAACCTACTCCTGTCATTGATCAGATCCGCCAAGGAGTCACGGACATAGTGTAGTTGTGGTGGAGCCGCTGGGTACCGCCCCCAGGTCCATACAATCTTTGTAACATTTACATATGCTATTTAATCACATTTGGGGAGTAATGTAAACAGCTAAATATAATAAACATATCAGTGTGACATTTTAGACACACTCTGACTGCCAACACCAGCAGATAATTCAAGCTCTTCGAGAAGATCAGAATAATCACCGAAGTTGAGAAAGTTATATAATTGATCAACATTGATATATAGTTGTTCGAGCGTATCATTGTTATCGATAATATAGTCTGCCATCCAGGGTTCAAGTGTATTACTTGATTTGTCTTCAGCAGGAAGATGGTCAGAGCGATCTACCCATATAACAAAGTCACATAAGCCTGCATTACGAATAGCGTGGAATTCACGTTTGTTACGAACACCGCAATAGATGTTTGAAAAAGAAAAGATTTCACGACCGATACGAGCATGATCTTTATCGCAATAAGCAGAGATAAGATCGTACCATTCAGCACGATGATTTGAACGATCATCAAAGCATTCTTGTACGGTTTTATAATTGTACTTATCACGAAGTGCAGGAAAGCAAACATTGTCTGCACAATGCCAGGATGAAGAATTAAAACTAAGGTTATATTTGTTTGCAAGATACTCGGATACAGTATCTTTGCCATGTCGGCCGTAGCCTATCACAAGTAATTTCATTATCTGCCTTTATGTTTATAAAAAATATGGTTGTCAATTGTGGTTACTTTCTCATCCATAGTCGATGCCCAATAAGGTTCGACATAATCGGCATGATAGAAAGTAGAGCCTTCAGTTATATCGGGTATATAACCATTATACACTAATTCAGCAAGATTGTAAATGCTATTATATTTTACAGCATCAGAAGGCACATCAGATTTGCCGTCATGAGTCCAGCTAAATTGCTTATCTTCCCAAACAACATCACATATTGTATTAGGAAAATGTTTTGAATACATTCTATTCATAGTAACATTTGCAACTGCTATCTGGCCTACCTCTGATTGATTACTTGATTCAAAGTAAATATTATCAGCTAGGCACGAGATTTCAGGTGCGTATTGTGCTTGCGAATAAATGGTACTACAGGCAACAGCAAAGCCGCCAACTACAACACCATTAACGATATTTGATATAGTTGATTTTTTCATAGTATCTTTATACCACGTTTACATAATAATGTAAACGGTTAATTGCAATTAATTTGTAACTGTTACAAATATATTACAGTGGTGTGGGCTTAACTCCGTGTGACCAATTCTCTGCAGCACTCTCTACAAAATGCATTGACTTATTAGGATACTCTTCAGATGCGATTTTTTGATCATCTTCGTTAAACCAATCAATGCCGAACAGTTCTTCCTTAGCATTATACCAAACTTTACAGTATCCAGTTGGTGGTTCATCACTATAATATGTTTGATCGTTTCCCCAATAGGTTGATATTTCTCTGTAAGAATAGCTTGGTTGAACCATATCTGATAACTCCTTTATACGTTTATAGGCGGCTTGCAGTTGGCCTTGCAAGTCAAGAACATTTTGCTTAAGGATATTTATCTCATTTGTCATTTAAAACTTCCATTCATCGAATTTCTTTTGGTCCTCACCTTGATTTGTTTTATCAAAGGTTGGAGTGTCTTTCATAAGGTCTTGCTTTTCTGCATCCATTAATCGCATCTTACTACGATCAATGCCTACAAGAAATCTTTTATATGTACTCGCATTATTATATCGATTCTTCAATTGCTTAATCATTATGTTACCTTCGTCTTCAAGCTCTTCGTTTGTAACAAGAGCAAACATTAAGTCTGCAGTTGCGGGTAATCCAAAAGACTCACTTGTATCTTCCAACCCAGGATCTGAATTAGAAAAACCTTTACGTGTCGTTTGCGTTGCAGAGACAATCGGTAAGTCGAATTCAACTGCAAGCCCTCGTAGTTCTTCTGCGATTGCTTTAATGTAACCATAGCTATTACCTTCACTACTCATCTTAATACGTGACGATGCACATATATTCAAGTAATCAATCATAATGATATCAGGTTCAAATGCTTTCTTTAGCTTAAGTTCATTCAATAAAGCACGGAAGTGATTTGAATTACCTGTACCAGTAGGATATTCTTTTACAATTAATCGACCGTTTGTTTTTGTTTTCAAACGATTAACAGCATTACTAAACATTTCTTGTGACATATGCTCTATCTGATCAATTGGTAGATCAAGAAGATTAGCGTCAATACGTTCAGCAATACGTTCTTCACTCATTTCTAATGTTATGTATAAAACATTCTTACCTTGGATGAGAGAGTTTGCTGCTATGTGACACATAAACAACGACTTACCAACACCTGTACCAGCAAGTGCAATATTAAGACTTTTGTTTGATAACCCACCCTTTGTTATTTTATTCAATAGCTCAATATCAAATGGGATCTTTTCTTCTTGTGCATGATAGAATGCATAGCGTTCGTCAATGTTTTCAAGATAGTCGTGGCCAACATTAGTATCAAAAGTAACACCTAATGCTTTTGTAAGCAAATCAGGCAATGAATCTTTTGTTAGCTTCTGGTGCTTGCCATCAATAATCTTAATTGATTCCATAATCGAATTAAAGAGTGCTCTATCTTGACACCACTTCTCTGTACGATTGTAAAGCCATGTTTCATCGACAGGTTCTTCATCAAACAAACGTGGCATGATTTCAACCACATGGCGATACTGTTCATCAGTAAAGTTTGATTTATCATCAATCTCAATTTGCAACGCTTCTGATGTAGGTAGCTTATTATATTTGGCAGTGTAACTTAGAACCTGTTCAAACAGTTTTTGATACACTCCTTCGAAATACTCTTTTTGAATAAAGGGTATTACTTTACGAGTGTACCCTTCATTTGTTAAAAGGTTTCTTAATATAGTTTGTTCAATATTTGCTGTATTCATTTTGATTCCTTGCAATAGTCATCTAATACATTATATAATATCGCACCTGCAGCCTTTTGTAAACCTATATTTTCATCAGGATTAAGATCTTCTATTGGAGATTCAACAATAGAAATCCTATACTTTAGTCCATCATCAATAACTCTTAAGTGTTCAAAAGTAAATACAGTTTCATTAAACTCACCGGTCAAGATTCGAATGTCCCAACCGTCTACATCGTTTGGAATCATTTCATAGTCAGTGTTTTGTATCATGCCTCCACCACAATATCGTCCATAGGCACAAGTGACTCATGACCGATTTGATATTGCTTTTTCAAGAACTCTTTAAACTTACCGTCAGCAAAGACTGGTTTCCAGAATGATTCTTCTAAGGTATCTTTCTGTCTTACTTTAGGTTCAAGTAACTCACCTGTTTCCATATCAACACGACAATACCAACCATTTGATGGTTTAGCAACAAAGTTACCGGCCAATGCAACATCAAGTATGCCTGACCATTTCTGTACGCCACCTTCCCATGATACGCTAATAGGGATCTTAGACTTCTCTTTCACAAAACGTGACTTCTCAACATTAATTACAAAGTGATAACCTTTAATTTCAGTACCAACTTTATCTTGTTGACGACCAATAATCCAGATGTTATCAGCTGAATAATAAATGCCAGTACCGCCAGAAACAATTGCTTTTGGAAACAATCCGATTTCTTGATATGTGTGGTTAACTGCAATCATAGAAATGTTCTTCATAGCAAGATAAGGTGTAGCCATACGGAATAAACCTTTTAATGCTTTTGCACGAGACATATCAGCAACTGATTTCTCGTTCATAGTATCTTCCATCTCTTTCTTTGACGCAACATTACCGATCGAATCAATCACAATGATAACTTTATCTGTGCGTTCCATTGCTTCGAGCTGTCCAATTAAATCAAACTTAAGCTCTTCAACATTTGTAATAGGTGTATGCAATACGCGAGATGGATCTACTCCGAACTGTTTAAAGTATGCTTGAGGTGAACCAAACTCTGAATCGTAGAATAGCATTACAGCATCATCATGTTTATCAAGATAAGCTGCTGCCATAAGCAATGCAAAGGAAGTCTTGAAGTGTTTACTTGGACCAGCCAATACAGTCAGGCCTGGAGTTAAGCCACCATCAGGATCGCCTGAAAGTGCAACATTAACCATAGGTACGCTTGTTGGTGTTTGTTCTTTTTCATTGAAAAACTTAGACTCAGCTAATACTTCAGTATGCTTCAGTTTAGAGTTCTTCTTCAACCTATCCATAATACTCATTCAATAAATTCCCATTCTACATTTGCTTCGTTAAATAATTGTTTTGTCATCTCAAATGACTCCTCCCATTGAGGTTTAATATTACCGCGCATTACTACTCGTTTAATACCAACTTGAATTACACCGAGTGCACAATTAGCGCAACAAGGTAAACCATGAACATAAAGTGTAGCACCATCAAGTGATACACCATTATAAGTTGCATTGTAGATAGCATTCATTTCAGCGTGAATCATAAACTTGTATTTAGTTTCACGCACTTTTAAACGCTCTTCCCAATCTTTAATATTACGAGGAAAGCCATTAAAGCCCTGTGCTAGCACCTGACCTTTATCGCCAACAGCAACTGCGCCTATCTTACTTGATGGATCTTTTGACCATTGAGCAATGCCACTAGCCATATCCAAATAACGTTTATCCCATTTCTTATCCATATTATATCACACTTTACTCTTTAAGTAAATAGTCAATAGCAGGATGATGCTCATAGTTCTTTACTATGAAGTCATCAGGCGTAAAAGAATACAAATCTTTCTGTGCCATATAACCATATGATGGCATATCAAAAGGCTTACGACGTGTTTGTTCACGTGTAGCTTCCCAATGATCTTCATAGATGTGCGCATCGCCTATCATCATTGTTACTTTACGCGGAATCATATTTGCAAGACTAGCAAACTGATTTACCATAGCAGAAGCAAGTAATGCATCAGCAGGTACGCCTATCATCCAATCGCCTGATCTTTGTGTCCATAGTAAATCAAGATGCTTACCGTCTGACCAAAACTGATATGAATAGTGACAACAAGGTAAATCTACATTCTTAAGGTTTGATGGATCCCAACCGGTAATGAGCATTCGTCTATCAGTATAATCATTCTTAAGAAGATGAAGCACTGTTTCCATTTGGTTTTCACCATGAAAGTCTACCCATGCATTGCCATAATCAAGATTAATTGTACCGTCAGGTCGTGCCCATTTCTTCCAGAAATTACAGCCCCACTTAGTAAAGTCATCAATGTGTTGAGGACCACGTATCAATGCAGCATATTCACCGAATACACCTTTATAATGGCTCTTACGAGTTGTCATAAGAGGTAAGCCATCACGCAAATCAAACGTTAAAGATTGAAATGGTAAAGAAACAGTTACACCATTACGTCCTTCACGTTGGTTGCCAGTCCATAGAATATTACGTGCTGTCGCAAGATAGTTAGTTTCAAATTTATTTACCATCGTTTTATTAACCTTTGAAAGTTAGTTTGTCCTACCCAATGCTCGTCTGCTAATTTAAAGCGTAGACCGATTTCATCAAGAGGGATGAATGTATCACAATCATAATGACCTGGAATTCGCGTAAGATAAAACTCATCAATAATTGGAAGGCATTGTTCAATAATTTGTGCACCACCAATAATCCACTTCTCTGTCAGAACTTGATCAAACGGTATGTCAGGTATCTTTTCATGTAGCTTACCAAAGATAGTAAGCTCAGGACCTTCTAGCTCTTGTGAGGTAATTACAATATTGCATCGATTAGGTAAGGGCGAAGGCATTTGTTTATCATGCCATGTTTTGCTGCCCATGATGACTATCTGGCCAACTGTATGTTGTTTAAAGTGAGCCATATCAGCAGGATTCTTAGGCCATGGCATTACGCCATCTTTAGATATTCCACCGAAGTCATCGCATGCAACAATTGCATGAATTCCATTAATCATATCATACTCCTATAATACGTTAATTATAACACAAAAATGTAAGGTTGTAAATGTTTATTTTTTACTCGATATCCGTTCTCTTAACCCGGAGGAAGAGAAGCGATGATTACGCTTATTATAATAAACTTCAATACCAAGTTGAATACATTCAGCTTTGCCTGTGTATTGAATCGATCGGTATTCTTCACCCATAATACGAATATTAATAGGATACATTTGCAATATATCAATAAGATCATTTTCAGATTGATATGGTATAATTTCATCTACATAGCTAACTGCAAGTAGCTGTGTATATCTTTCAACCAATGTTTGTACTGGTTTGTTCTTTTTAGGTCTATCTAAGGATGGATCAACTTGCAATCCACAAATTAAATAGTCACATTTTGCTTTTGCTTCTCGTAGCATACTAATATGCCCTGCATGTAATAAATCAAAG